AGCGAATAATGTTTTTTGACAACTTATCCAGGAGAGAATCAAGCCCAGCAACATTAATATCTTTTATTAGCCATTCAATTTTACCACCTTCGTCAACCCTTAGCGCGCCAGTCTGCTTTAACTTTTCAAAAGTCTTTGCATCAAAAGCCGCACCGTAAACTAAAAGGTAGGCTTGTCTTGTCTGTTCCATTTCGCTGGAAAAATCGGAAATCGCTCGGTCATAAGCATCGATATAGCTAGCTGAAATATAAAAGTCGCTCATTTCTTCATCATTGTTTATGCACTTAACAATAGGTATAAATGGGAATTCATGCGGCTGCTGGATAAATCCGTTTATCTCAACTGGAACAAAATTATTATCTTTAGTTTTTATATAATAATATATGTTTTTCTCGTCATAATACTCTGCATAGGTTGTTGTGCTTTTAACAACTTTTTCATCTCCTTTATCATCTTTGACAAGTAAAGACTCATATGTTTCATAATACCTAATCATAGCGTCGGTTTTACCAGTTCTTTTATCAATAACGGGTATAACTTCCCAGGGGTTTAAACGCATAACTTTTGGCATAACTCGACCGTTTGGATCAACTGAGTTATACCATAATTCATAGGCTGTACCTGTGCTTGACGCCATCTTGCAATTTTCCATGTCAACATCGTCAAGGCTATTATATTTAACAATTCTGTTTATCTCTTTTTCAATTTTATCATTTTTCGCACCGGTCGTATCGCCGTTTTCATTTGCTGGCAATGACATGATAACAGGGACTCCCAGGATATAAGAACATTTCACATCAACAACTTCTTTTTCAAAAGCAGATACAAGTTTGTTGTTAATTTTTGGATAGGTTTCATGCTGCAAAGGAAAGCGCTCTTTAAAAATAATTGGCTTATACCCTTTATAACGATTGTATGAATCAATTAAAACATGTCGATATGCTTCTGTTGTCATAATCATTGTTTTAATTAATTCCGCTCGCTCTCTGTTTTCGGCCATCGCCAGAAGATAGGCTTCTTTTTGAATGTCCGTCAAGTTGTCAAACTCTGCACTTGTGTATCTTATTTCGTCAACTGTTAATTTCCCGCTCATATCTTACCTATTTTTATATAGAAAATTATCTAGTGTAATATTAGCAAAAAGGATTTTAAAATGCAATTAGGCGTTTAAAGGGTTTATTATTGCCTCAAGTCTGTTTAGCTTGCCCAGAACCATTTCTGCAACTCCAGTGGTGGCATCTTGAGCATCGTCGTGTTCATTCTTTCCTTTCATTTGATATTTATACATGCTTGTATAATAATAAGGCCATCTAACCGCCCAATCTGAGGGGTAAACAATGTCTTCCTGTACAGTCAAAGCCATTGTGTATATACGACTTTGTTTATTTTTTGTTTGCTTGAATGTTTTCATATAGCATCCAGGATATGCAAGATTTTGTGTCAAGTATGCTTTCACAATTTTTGCAAATTCCTTGCCTCCGTTGTTTCCTTCAATCACACACTCATGTATATCATTTTTCTGAATAAAGTTGGCAACTTGACCTTGTGTCTTGTCCATTCCTTCTTGCGTATACAGCAAGTCAATCACATAAGCTTTACCCATAAACATTTTGAAAGCTATCGCGCATAAGTAGTCTTGTCCAGTGTCGGCAGTGTCTATATAACATTTGGTTGTTTCATATGGTTTAAACTCTGGTAATTCAGTATAATTTGAAAATCTTTTATAAAGTCTGCTTTCCTCATCAACTGTTTTTTGATGATAGTTGGCCCAGAATATCAAAGCTGTGACAGGGTTTTGTAAATATCTATGTTTAAGCCTCATATACTTTTCTTTACTTAGAAAAGCAGGGCAAAGCATTGTGTCGGTCTTGTGGTCGTAAGCTTCCCTTAGATGAATATACCAGTTATCGCGCTCTTTAGGATCTGCTAACAAACGGCCGCATGGATCTTCCTCACTCCACCTTGTAAAACACATAATCTCCATAGACTCGCCTTGATTGTTTGCAGCGTTCCTACTGCCAAAAGTTCCATTATACCAAAGCCACACTTTTTCGAGGTGTGTTGCGTTCGTCGCTTCCTCAATACCTTTTATAAGGTCATCAATTATTTTTATTGTAGCGCCTTTTCCTGTTACTGAACCACCAAGACCAGTTGAGAGAAAATTAAAAAACTGACCTTCCAAAGCCCATTTCATATAGCTGGAATTTCCTTTCTTGATTTTCGTATTTGGAAATATATCTGAATATACCAACTGATTTTCAAGATTCTTTTCTTCTGCAATTCCATCCCTGGTGTATCTTCCAAAGTCGCTAGCCACATCATTATTGTAAGCTCCAGCAATAATTCTTTCTTGGTTATTCTTTCCAAAAACCCACATTGAAAAAAGAATAAGTGTTCTTGTTTTTCCATGCTGCGGTGGCATGTTAATCATTAATGAGTTGCAAACATCGTGTGGAATACTCGGTTTGTTTTGAACAACCTTCCAAGGTAATTTCTTTTTGACAGCTAATCGCGGTCGAATAATTCTGCATTCATAAAATGCTTGTAATAACTCGCATAATTCGTAAAGGTGGGGTGTTTCTTTATTTGACAGATAAAAGTCAGGTGCAAGAGAATTGCAAAAATCCCAAAAAGACAAAGTCGAATTAAAACAGTTTTCGGCCATCTCGATTAATTCGAGCTGCTTTAAAAGTTGTAATTCAGTCAAGTCAATTCTCTTCATCTGTTAAGTGCTGAACGTCCTTAAATAGCAACTCCTGGACTTTTCTTTCAATTGGTGGAAGAGTATCAAGATATTTTTCCCAACATTCGACACAAACAAAATAATGCTTTTTTGGTATGTATCTATATTGTGTTTGCTCTTTTCCGCACTGTTTACATTTACCCATTGTTCTTTTCCTCAACTTGTTTCTTCCTGCATACATACGGATTTTCCAGGTCAACATAAAACTGGAATAAGTTAAAATCAATTATAAAGTCTGAGGTCATAGCTTTTGCAAGGTGTTCCTCAAGCACGCAATTGGATAAATTGTTTTGTGCATCGTAATCAAAAATACAGTCATCGCAATTGTATCGACGCCACTCTATGTATTCGTTATACGTCTTAAACGGTCTCATTAATAATAATATAGAAGTGCTCCTATTATTAGCATTAATATAATTACTACGCTGCATAATAGAGCCATTAGCCATTCTGTTATTGGTGTTTTCACCTTCATTTCTTATTTTTCCTTTGCTCATTTTCCAACTTCAAATATCTTTCGTGAATTAAAATAAAACCTTCAAGATCATCTTTATAAATAACCTCTTCTTTCATAATGCCAACTGTGTTGTGCTCGATAAAGCGTTTAAGGTGTTCTAGTATTTCTTGTGGCTTCATCTTTTATGCTCCCATATAATCAAAAAGAGTTGTTTGTTTTAAATGCGTTTCTAATCTTTTTGCAATTATTTCACAATATTCAAGTTCTTTTTCAATGCCTACAAAATATCTATTTGTATTAATGCAAGCAATTGCCGTTGTTCCGCTGCCCATAGTAAAGTCTAAAACAGTTTCAAGCTCTTTTGTATATGTTTTAATTAAATATTCTATTAATGCAACTGGTTTTTGTGTAGGGTGATACCTTTCATTGTCCTTATTAAACTTTATTAAATTGTGTGGATATCCTATGTCTACGGGTATTTCTCTTTGAGAATCTTTTTGTATTGCCCCGTAAATCTCTGGATTATTTTTTCTTTTCTTATTGCTATCACTCAACCTGATATTTTCTTTTGGTTTTTCTGTCAACTGTGGGTTATACATACATTGTTTTCTGTAAAATACACTTATTAACTCTGTTTTCCTCATCGGTTGTTTTTTGGCATTCAAAAATCCTGTTGATCTGAGTTTTTCCCAAATCCAATCATATCTATAATTATCAATATTACTCATTCTTAGAAAACTGGAAAAGGGCTCAGTTCCAAATAAAACAATCGCACCATTTTCTTTTATTAATAAATTCAATCTTTTCCACATTTCTTCAAAAGGTATAACACTATCCCATTTACAAGCTGTCGTTCCATAAGGAGGGTCAGTTAAACACAAGTCAAACTTTTCATTTAATTTTGGCATAACTTCTAAACAATCACCATGATAAAGCTTTCCATATTTACACTCATAAAAAGGCTTCATCTTTTCCCTACCTCCGACCAATTTTGTATAAATAATCTTTGCAAAAATGCTCAATCGAATTGTAAGCATGAATTGAAAGTTGACCTTCATCAAATTGGTCAATGACTTCGGGCCAGGTGTCTTCCTGATAATAACGGCCTGCATTTTCAAACGACTGCCATATATATTTTGGCTCAGTTTCCTTTACAATGTTTGCACGCCTCAAAAAGTAAAACTGTTGCTTATGCCATGCCACAATAA